CCAGTAAGGCTTTGCGGTTGCAACATGTGCAGGCGTATATGATGCAACGAGTGGCTGAGAGTTTAGGTGTGAACGCTACGACTGCCGCTGCACGGCTAGTGCAGCTCGCTCAAGGAGCCAAGAGTGAGTACGTACAGCTGGAAGCGAGCAAGGATATCCTAGACAGAGCTGGGTTCAAGGCTCCCGAGCGACACATGCACATGCACGCTGGCGACATTACAGTGTCGATTGACTTGACATAGCGTGTGGGGTCCAAAAACCGAGACGTCCACCCCTCGACCCCCACCTCCTCTCTTGCAATTTCCATCAGAACTCTGTAGCATATATGCACCAACAGGGAGGCATATATGGATTACGTATTTTGGTATTGCGTTGAATTATTGAAGTTGCTGGCGAATATGTCTGGCTTGACTTATCAGGAAATAAATGTTTGGTTGTTTGTAATCATTCATCCATTAATAACGATGTTATTTTTTATTTTGTGGATAAGGTCTAAATGCCGACATTGAATGACATGCTAAAGGATATGCCACAGCATTATAATTTTTATTTGCGTGGTGTTCTGAACTCTGTGCTTCCTGAGTTTGCTGATCCTTTTGATTCAGAAATAAATGAAACCAATGTATCTGGTGAGTACTTAGAGGCTCTCCGGCTTGTTATTAATGATAAGTATCCTGATCTAAAAGAGGGTGAGGTTCGATCTATTGATTATGATGATGTGCAAAAGTTTTTTAAGGAATCATCCATCTTTGAGAAAAACTATGAGATTGAAACTGAAGGTGAGCAGATTCGTACTACATTAGGTGCATTTGGTGTTCGTAAGATTGATGGCAAGATAAATATTTTTGATATATATGATTTTGAATCTCGTGGCTCTTTTGAAGCTATTGCAGATGTTTTCAATGAGACACGTGCCTCTGGCAGTCCTTATCCAGCTGCAAGATTTCTTGGTGGTATCTTAATGCCGGAAGGGCCGGGCGGCAAACCACGCTCGGATGCTTTGAAAGTAAACATTACCCTTCCTGAGCAAATGAAAACTGTAGACATGGACTATGATGATGACATAGATCCTGATGCACCTACCTTTGTGTTCGAGGGGCCGATGACAAATAAACGTGTTTCTTTATGGAGGGCGTTTACATCACAATCTGGTTCAAATAGTTTACAAGTATCTATGAATACAAATGCAGAGAACACCTAATGGCAAAGTCGCCAGCATGGACAAGGAAAGCCGGACAGAACCCCAAAGGTGGTCTCAACGCCAAAGGTCGCGCCTCTTACAGAACCAAGTCCGGCAAAAAAGGCAACTTGAAAGCGCCAGTAAAAGGCGCACCCAAAACACCAGAACAAGTTAGACGTAAAGGCAGTTTCCTTGTACGGATGGGATCTGCTAAAGGACCACTTAAAGATGAGAAGGGTAGACCTACACGATTAAAGCTGTCACTAATTGCATGGGGTCATCGTGGTGATAAGGCCTCTGCGGTAGCCAAGGGTCGGCGGCTGCTGGCTCGTTACAAGAAGATGAAAGAGAAGAGGAAAGCATGATGCCTATGGGAAAAGGAACTTATGGTTCAAAGAAGGGTCGTCCAAAAAAGAAATCAATGCTAACTGCAAAACAAAAGACATTGCCGGAAGCATTGAAGAAGAAGATTGTTAAATCAAGAGCAAGTAGTGGATCTTACTGATGACAGAATCTTTATTAAAAGATGCAAGACGTAAAGCTGGTTTAAAAAGAATGAGAACTATAGCTGAAGCATCTGAGAAAGCAAATCAAACCATGTCTTTCAAAAACAAAGCTGATTTTATGGATAAAGTTCGTAAGATGGCTCAAAAGCAATATAACTTGGATATATTTTTTGAAGGTGGAAAATAGTGGCAGTTAATGCAGCTGGCAATTATACAAAGCCCGGTATGCGAAAGCGATTGTTTAATCGTATAAAGGCAAGTGGCAAGGGTGGCAGGCCGGGCCAGTGGTCTGCTCGTAAGGCACAGATGCTTGCAAAGGCTTATAAATCAAAAGGTGGAGGGTATACATCGTGATTACTAAACGACAACAATCTACTCTTTTAAAGCACTCAAAGCACCATACTAAAAAGCATATGGCCTTGATGCGTAGACTTATGAGACAGGGGCGGTCATTTACTCAGGCTCATAAAGCAGCACAAAAGGAAGTCGGCAAGTAATGGCACGTGCGCCATCACAAAGATCATTGATGAATTGGACTAGCCAAAAGTGGCGCACTAAGTCTGGCAAACCATCAACGCAAGGCTCAAAGGCTACAGGCGAAAGATACCTTCCGTCTGCCGCTATCAAAGCCATGAGTAGCGCACAATATGCTGCTAGTAGCAAAAAGAAGCGTGAAGATACTGCCAAAGGCAAACAGTTTTCAAAGCAACCTAAAGCTGCAAGGCGTATTGCAAAAAGGTACAGATGAGTTTCTTACATACATTAAAGATTGAAGAGCGTGAGATATTGCGAAGAGTGGTAAAGAAAGTACACCTTTGTCACCATCCTGAAGAGTTTTGCACTGATCGTGAGGCTGATAAAGTTATTGCAGTTATAGGGCCAGAAGTCATCGAACGCATGATAAAGTTTGGTAAGGATCAAAAGGTTGACCAAGTTTAAGTACAAACCAGACGGTGATGTTCTTAAATCATTTATGAAAGATGATAGCTTCTTTCGTGGCCTTCGTGGGCCAGTAGGTTCTGGTAAATCTGTTGGCTGTTGCGTTGAGATATTCCGCAGAGCCTTACAGCAAAAGAAAGGACAAGATGGTAAGCGTCGCAGCCGCTGGGCCATCATTCGTAATACTAATCCACAGCTAAGAACAACCACCATCAAGACATGGCTTGATTGGTTCCCCGAAGCTGAATGGGGAAAGTTCTTATGGTCAGTTCCATATACACACTGGATTAAACAGGGTGATCTGGAACTTGAAGTTATCTTCCTAGCCCTTGACCGTCCAGAAGATGTAAAGAAACTTCTCTCCCTTGAGTTAACTGGCATCTGGATCAATGAGGCTAGGGAGATACCTAAGTCTATTATTGATGCATGCACTATGCGTGTTGGTCGCTTCCCTTCTATGAAAGATGGTGGCTGCACATGGACAGGTGTAATTGCAGATACTAATGCACCAGAAGAAGATCATTGGTGGCCTATTATGTCAGGTGAAGTTCCAATACCAGATCATATCCCTAAAGAAGAAGCTAAGATGTTGGTGAAGCCAGACAACTGGCTTTTCTTTACACAGCCACCGGCAATGCATGAGGACAAAGATCAGGATGGCAATGTCACTGCATATCACTCAAATGATAATGCAGAAAACAAAACAAACATGAGGTCTGATTACTATACAAATATAGTACAAGGTAAAACTAAAAGCTGGATAGATGTCTATGTAATGAACCGCCTTGGCGCAATACAGGATGGCAAACCTGTATATCAAATGTTTGCACCTGATGTGCATATAGCAAAAGAAGAAATACCAGTTGCATCTGGTGTTCCTGTGTATATTGGTGTTGACTTTGGACTTACACCAGCCGCTGTGTTTGGACAAAAGGTTCGAGGTCGATGGCTTATCCTACAAGAAGTAGTTGCTTTTGATATGGGTATAGTAAAGTTTAGCGAGGTACTTCGTATTGAAATAGCATCACGCTACTCTGACTGTGAAGTAAATATAATTGGAGATCCAGCTGGTGACTTTCGCGCACAGACTGATGAATCTACACCTTTTCAGATTCTTCGAGGCTGTGGTTTGAAAGCAAGACCAGCACAATCGAATGATGTGTCGTTACGCCTTGAAGCTGTAAATGCAACGCTGAATAGAATGGTTGAAGGGCAATCAGGTTTCTTGCTTGACCCTCGATGCCGTACACTTATTAAAGGTTTTGAGGGTGGTTATCAATACAAGCGTATGCAAGTATCTGGTGAAAGGTTTGATGATAAGCCGGAGAAAAATCATTTCTCACACATACATGATGCATTGCAATATCTTATGATGGGTGCTGGTGAAGGTAGAAATATCTTGTCAAACATACCAAATATTTCTAAACCTTTTCAGGCAAAGATGGAATTTGACGTATTTACTAGAAAGCCAAAGCAAAAGCGTCAAAGCCTTTGGGCAAGAATGTGAGGAGTAGAATATGTGTACGTCATCTATATTGAAGCCTATTCAAAAATTAGGTCGTGGGTTGCTTGGCATCTCAAAACCTGAAGCACCGCCTGAATCAGAAGAAGCAAAAGAGGCTCGCCGTTTGAAAAAAGAAATGATTGCAGAGCAAGAAGAAAAACAAAAGCAAGAACGCCAGAAAAGATTGCAAGATCAAGTTCGTAGACAAAGGCGAGGTGGTGCTGGCAAACGCTCACTTATAACAGGACAAGGTGGCGGTATTGGCTACTTTGATGAGTCAGTATAATGGAAAAATCAGCACTTAGAATGTTAGAAAAGTTTCAAAAAGCAAAAACTAACAGGGTGCTTTTTGAATCTTTGTTTGAAGAATGTTATGAATATGCAATGCCAATGCGTCAGAGTTTCTACTATGAATCTCCGGGGCAGCGCAGAGATGATAAGATCTTTGATGAAACTGCTGTTGTTGGCGTTCAAGAGTTTGCATCACGTCTGCAATCTGGCCTTGTTCCTAACTTTGCACGATGGGCAGACCTATTAGCTGGTAGTGAAGTGCCAGATCAGAATCAAGATGATATTAATAACAGTTTAGATCAGGTGACAGATTATGTCTTTGAAATCATCCAAAACTCAAACTTCGGGCAAGAAGTCCACGAATCGTTTATGGACTTGGCTGTTGGCACAGGAATCCTTCTTGTTGAAGAAGGTGATGCAGTTAATCCAGTACGTTTTAATGCTATTCCGTTACCGAGTGTTTACCTTGATACAGGTCCAGATGATAAAATTGACCATGTATATAGACAGCGTTCGCTTAAATATGAAGAGATACCTATTGCGTATCAAAAAGCGGAACTCGGAGAAAAAACAGCAAAATCTATAGCGTCCAATCCAGATGCTAAAGTTGATGTAGTAGAGATAGTTTGCCGTAATTATTCAAAGCCAAATCAAGATCTGTTTGACTTTTTTGTAATTAATATACCTGACAAAGAGCTTATATTCGAAGATCAGTTCTCTGGTACAGGCTCAAACCCATTTGTATGTTTCCGCTGGTCTAAAGCCAGTGGTGAAATTTATGGACGTGGCCCTTTAATAAATGCACTCAGTGCAATAAAAACTACTAACCTTACAATCGAACTGGTTCTTGAAAATGCACAGATGGCTATCTCTGGCATCTATCAGATGGATGATGATGGCATTATTAATACAGATACAATTAATCTTGTTCCCGGCACAATCATTCCAAAAGCTATGGGTTCTCAAGGTTTGCAGCCAATACGCAATGCTGGAAACTTCGATGTAGCCAATCTTGTGCTTGGTGATATGCGTAATAATATTAAACGTGCTTTATATAATGATATGCTTGGTGATCCTAATAGAACACCAGCATCAGCTACAGAAGTCGCAGAGCGTATGGCAGATCTTTCCAGAAGGATTGGCTCTGCCTTTGGTCGTCTGCAAGCAGAGATGGTGCAACCAATACTCCAACGTGTTGTATATATCCTTAAAAAGCAGGGACGTATTGAGTTGCCCACCATAAATGGTAGAGAGATTAAAGTTCGATCTACATCTCCATTGGCACAGGCACAGGCTAATCAAGATATATCTTCAATCTCAAGATACTTGCAGCTTGTTGGTGGCACGTTTGGACCCGAAATATTGAATCTTTTAGTAAGCTCTGAAGATGTAGCTGTTCATTTAGCTAAGAAGTTTGGGGTTCCTGACACGCTTGTAAGAGACAAGGTAGATAGGGAACAGCTTATTCAAGCCGCGCAACAGATGGCGCAGCAACAGCAACAACAACAGATGATGGCTAGTGAGAATGTCCAGCAATAATAGAATTGGTATAGATAACTTTCCTCGCAAAATATCTGACGATAATAATATATCTCTTAATGTCCGTACCTGTTTTAGAACGCCAACTGGACAAGAGGTAATTAAGTATCTGCGTTCTATAACAATAGAAGCAGTAACAGGGCCAGCTGCCAGTGATGCCGAATTGCGTCATTTAGAAGGGCAGCGGTACATCGTAGGTCTTATTGAAAGACGAATGAAACATGCAGAAAAGGTAGATAAAAATGGATGAAGCAGACAATGTGGAGGTAGCGGTAGCTACAGAAGCACCTGTATCCTCACGACCTGAGTGGTTGCCTGAGAAGTTCGAATCACCAGAAGCTATGGCTAAATCTTATGGTGAACTTGAATCTTGGAAAGGTAAGCGTGAAGAAGATCTTCGTACTGAATTAATTTCAGAAATGGAAAAAGAAGCATACTCGAATAGACCAGCTACAGCTGGTGACTATGCAATCCCAGAAACTGTTGATGAAGAACTTGCAACTGATAATGCTTTATTTCAATGGTGGGCAGGGCATGCGTATGAAAATGGCTATAGTCAAGAAGAGTTTGAAGATGGTATTAAGCAATTCAATGAAGCGTTAGAAATGATGCAACCTGATCTTGATGCTGAACAACAAGCTCTAGGCGATAATGCTGAGGCTAGAATTGAAGCTGTTAGTCTTTGGAGCCAGAAGTTTTTTCCAGCAGATTATGAAGATGTTATTCTTGGCATTGGACAATCAGCTAAAGGCATTGAGATGATGGAGTTTTTGATGCAAAACGTAAAAGATTCATCTGTATCCCCAACAGCTATACCATCACCACAACAAACAGAGGATGAGCTTCGTACAAAAATGCAAGATCCTCGTTATTGGAATCCTGTAAAGAGAGATCAAGGCTTTGTCAGAGAAGTGTCTGAAGGTTTCGCACAACTTTATAAGTGATTGCCCAATAAAAGGTGTGCAGATAGTTGATGCAACAATAGAACATGCTGCCTATCTGCAACACCGTTTACGGCCATCTGATGCTAGGGAATGTCTTATAGCTGGTGTTTCTGTATGGAAAGCGTTGCATGAGCCGTTACGTGACAAGCATGGCAAAACATGGGCTATAATTATAGATGGGGAGCCATGTGCCATGTTTGGCACATCTGATATGACAAGCAGGGAAGATCTTCTTTGTGGATGTATTTGGCTTCTTGGTAGCCACCTATGTGAAGAAAAGCCTGTAACTTTTTGTAAAGCAACGCAATTTATTATGGATGCCTTACTTCTTGATTACGATATTTTAGAAAATGTAGTTCCAATAGACCATGACAGAACAATTAAATGGCTTACATGGCTTGGATTTACATTTGCAAAAAAACCTACAATAGTAAATGGATTCCAATGTGTGCGTTTTGTGCGTTGCAATAGTCGCCTAGATGTGGCATGGAGTTAGTATTACGGCCTGTTTTATCTGACAGCCTCTGTATTGAGATAACTGGATGAGGACGAAAACGGACAACCGTTGGTGTAGTGAAACTTTAACAAGGAACTGAGAAATGGCTAATACAATAGATCAAGCCTTTATCAAGCAGTTCGAGACTGAAGTTCACATGGCTTATCAGCGTATGGGTTCTAAACTTCGCAATACTGTTCGCACCGCTGGTAATGTTCGTGGTAATGTTGTTCGCTTCCAGAAGATTGGTGCTGGATCAGCAAACACTAAGTCTCGTAACGGTAACGTAACCCCAATGGAACTTGCCCACACAAATGTCGAGGCAACTATGGCAGATTTTTATGCGCCAGAGTTTATCGACAAGTTGGATGAGTTAAAGACCAATATCGATGAGCGTCAAGCTGTGGCACAATCTGCTGCTGCTGCCTTGGGTCGTAAGACTGATGACATTTTGTATACAGCAATGGATGCTGGAGCAAACACAACTCAGATCCACGACACAGGTTCTGCGCTTGCCAAAGCTGATCTTCTTTCAATGTTTGAAACCTTTGGTACTGCAAACATTCCTGAAGATGGTCAACGCTATCTTGCTATGCATCCAAAAGGATATGCAGATTTGTTTAACATAACAGAGTTTGCTTCTAGTGACTTTGTTGGTGAGCAAAACCTTCCTTTTGCTGGTGGCATTACAATGAAAGAGTTCTTAGGATTTAAGATCTTTTCTACTGCTGCTATTACAGCTGGTAAGAATATGGCATACCATTCGAGTGCAGTTGGACTTGGCATTAACTCTGATGTTTCAACAGAGATTAATTATGTGCCAGAAAAAGCTGCTCACCTTGCAACATCAATGATGTCAATGGGTGCTGTTGTTATTGATGACAACGGTATCTATGAAGTCCTTGATAATAACTAAAAGGGAGTAATAATTATGGCTTTTAGTGCAGCAGGACTAACTCGTATCGGTGGTGCATCAAATGGTGATTTATGGTTTTATTCATCAGCCGATGCAATTGCAGCAGTAAACTCAGCAGGATATTTTAATGATGCTGCTAATATGTTATCTGTTCGTGATCTAATCATTGTTACTGACACAAACACACCTACAACACACTTTGTAAATGTATTGTCAAATACTGGCACAGTTGTTGATGTTTCAGATGGCACAGCCGTCGTTGAAACTGACGGTGACTAAAGGAGTTTGGGAGAGGTCAATCCGAAACACCTCTCCCATACCATCATATGCCAACAGTAGCTAATTCAGATATTGATATTGCATCAAGAGCTTTAGTTCTAATTGGTGCAGAGCCTATAACGTCTTTTACGGCTCAAAGCACTGAGGCAATTGTTGCCAATGCAATATATGAAGATATGGTTAGAACAACCCTTTGTTCTAGCCGTTGGCGTTTTGCTACTAATCAGGCAGAATTAAATCTTTTGACTGCTGTTCCAACAGGAAGGTATGATCGCGCACATCAACTGCCAGCTGATTTACTTATGTTACACGCTGTAACAGTAAGTGATCTGGTTATTGAGTATAATGTTTATGGTGACAAGGTATTTAGTGATTCGGCCTCAAGTGATTCATTAATTGCAGACTATACATTTAGGGCATTAGAGCAGGACTTTCCTTCA